CCACGCCCACCATCCTCAACGCCGGCACGCTGTACGCCCAGACCAACTACGTGAACCAGGCCGGCACCAAGCTGTTCCGGGCCGGATCCACCGCGCTGCGGGAGCACGTGGCGTCGGGCGCGGTAAGTGCGTCATTCGTGGCGATCACCGACCGGCAGCGACTGGGCACCATTCCCACCGTGGATGAGGGAGTGGCGCTGTACCTGTCCGCCCAGTCGGGCACCGCCAACGATCCCGCGCTGGTGTACACCACGTTCCCCACCGGCGACATGCAAGGGGTGTTGGGCGGCCTGGTCCAGCTCTCCGATCAGACCTGGGTGGGGTTGCGGTACGGCACGCTGGGCGTGATCTGGCTGGAGCACTGGGACGCTGCCGGCACCGTGGATGAGACCCTGGGCCTGTTGGACATCGGTTCGGCGGCAGGCACGTTCGCCGAGCCGATCGGCTACCAGGGGCTGTCGCTGGCGGCCGACGATCAGGACAACATCTACGTGGTGGGCGGGGCCGGCCACTCTGCCAACGCGGTTGCCTGCCAGGCGTGGACCAAGGGCGCCGGGACGACCTGGACCGCACAGGCGGTGCGGTACGCCAACCTGCCCAGTCACTCCACCGCGATCAATCAGACGGTCTCGGCGTTCCTGAACGTGAACGGCGGCACGATCCTGGTCCTGGCCAGCCACGAGGCCGGCACCGGCACCAATGCATCGCCGCCCGACACGGCCTGGATCACGTTCACCCGTAGCGTGCTGGCCGGCGGCGGCGGCACGCTGTCCCCCGGCACCGGCGACGCGGCCAGCCTGTCCGACAACACCTGGAGCATCAACGGCCAGTTCGGCGGCCCCCGGAACGAGACCGGCACCGGCATGGACCTGGCGGTGTCCCCCAGTAATCCGGACTGGTTCTACGTGTCCGGCTGGGAGCGGCACGCGGTGACCGGGGAGAACGACGCAACGTCGATCGGCCGGGGCATCCTGGCGTCGAATGCGTCCACGCTGGCGTTCGCCTCCCACACGTCCGGCCTGGCCTGGGGGAAGAAGGACGCCAACGCCAAGGTTCGGATGCTGGGGTTGTCCGGGGGACTGGCCGCGCAGGTCACCACCGACAACGACTCCGGGTATGGCCTGACGGTGGTGATCCGGCAGCACACGGGCACCGACTCCGAGTCAACGCCCATGGGGTACGTCACGCTGGGTCAGGAGGGCATTCCGTCGCTGCCGGACGGCCCGAACGTGGGCGGCACCCCGGCGTGGGACGCCGTGTACAACTCCACGGAGAACAAGCTGTGGGTGTACTACGTGGACACCGCGAATCCGCTGCGGATCATGCGGACCTCCATCAGCCTGTCCACGTTCAGCGCGGTGCGGGATGAGATCCAGGTGGGGTTGATCCCGGCCGGGAACACGGTCCAGGCCATCCGGGTGCCGCGCAACACGGTGGCCACGGCCCGGACCCTGGTCCAGGTGGCGTATGCCTCCGGCGGGGTCGGGGTCGGCACCCAGACCTTCGTGGACACGTTCGCGATCGCGCCCACCGCGCCCACGCTGGCCATCCGCTCCGGGTTCGACGCCACCGGGGCGGCCACGTTCACCTGGACGTTCAACGACCCCAACCCGGGTGACACCCAGTCCGCGTACCGACTCCAGATCGAGAACAACGCGGCCCCCGGCGTCACCGTGTACGACAGCGCCAAGACCACCAGCGCCACCAGCTCCCATCTGCTGCCGGCGGCCACGCTGTCCAACGGGATCACGTACCGGTGGCGGGTCCGCACCTGGGATGCCGGCGACCTTCAGGGGCCGTACTCCGACTGGCAGCTGTTCACCACCGGGGCCGGCGGCACGGTCACGATCACCAGTCCGGCCAGCGACAATCCGCCGGGAATCACCACCGATGAGGTCCAGGTGGCTTGGTCGGTGTCCGGCACCACCCAGGCCGGCTACCGGGTGGAGGTGTACCGGGGCGGTGTGCAGCAGTCCGACTCCGGCTGGGTGGCCTCGACGGCCACCACCCACCTGGTGACGGGACTGCCGTCCGACGTGGAGTCGGAGATCCGGGTGCGGGTCCGCAATGGCGCGCTGGTGGAGTCGAACACGGGCACCCGACTGGTGACGCCCAGCTACGCCACGCCGGAGGTCCCGGAGGTCACCGCTACCGCCTACCCGGACGGCGGGTACATCGGTATCAGCGTGTCCAACCCGGCGCCGGGTGAGCCGGCAGCCGGCTTCCCCGAGTACGACTTCGAGACGGCGGTGACGGGCTGGACCGCCACGCTGGGCACGTTCGCCCAGTCCACGGAGCAGGCGTACCGGGGTACCGGCTCCGGGAAGTTGACGGCCGCTGGCGGCGGCACGCCGACCGCCCGGGCGCCGCTGGCCTCCCCGGTCGCCGAGGGGCTGCGGTACACGGTCCGGATGTGGGTGTACACGGCCACGTCGCGCACGGTGCGGGCCGCCATCGACTGGCACAACGGCGGCGGCCTGTTGTCCAGCTCCACCGCCGAGGGGGCCATTCCGGCGGCCACCTGGACGCTGCTTCAGGCCACCGGCACGGCCCCGGCCGGGGTGACCGGCGCCCGGTACGGCGTGGACATCGTGGGCGCCCCGGCGGCGGGTACGGCCATCTACGTGGATGACCTGATTCTCACGGCCGCCTCCGACCGGCCCGACGTGCAGGTGAACGAGATCTACCGGCGGAAGGCCGGCAACGGGCAGGACTGGCAGCTGATCGGGACCTGCGCGCCGGACGGGGAGTACCGGGACTACGAAGCCTCGTCGGGGGTGCCGTACGAATACAAGGTGAGGGGTCTCAGTGGCGTATAGCGAATCCGAGACGGTTACGGCCACGCTGGTCCTGCGGGGGATCTGGCTGCACGATCCGCTGGACGAGGCGGGCTCCATTGACCAGTTCCTGCTGGGCGGGGCCACGTCCAGCGCGTCCGTGGACGTGGTGGGCGAGGGGTCGTTCTACGCCGGTCGCACCCACCAGGTAGTGGACTACGGGCCTTACGAGACGGAGACCGTGGCGGCCACCGTCACGGTCCCGTTCGGGGAGACGTGGGCCAACGACCTGGCCTCGCTGCGCGCGTTCGCCGGGATGCGCCGGTCGCTGCGGTTCCGGGACGGCCGGGGCCGCAACATGCTGGCCACGATGGGCGGCTACCAGGAGCGGGACCAGCGGTGGGGGACCCAGGCGGGGTTCACCATGGCTCGGGTGGACGGGGGCTGAGCGTGCAGTCGCTGTCGGTATCGGCCGCCCACAACCCCAACGGGCACACCGCCACCACGGTCCTGGCCGCGCTCCAGGGTCGCGGCGGGGTGCGGCGGTTCTCGTTCCGGTATGAACTGCTGAACTCCGGCGGGGACGTGGTGCGGGAGCTGGACAACGTGCTGGCCTGCACGGTGGAACAGAACTGGCTGGCCGACATCAAACGAACGGCCAAGTTCCGGGTCCGGGACACGGGGGTGATCAACTACCTGTCCGACCTGATCAAGCCGTGGGTACGGCTGCATCTTCCGCCGTACGGGGACGGCGACTGGGTGGAGTGGCCGCAGGGAGTGTTCTCGCTGGCCTCACCCACCCGCACCGCCGACGACGCGAACCGAGTGATCCGGGAGGTGGACGCCTATGACCTGCTCCAGGTCTACCTAGATGACCGGGTGGCGGACCGGTACGTGGTGCTGGCCGGCACGAACTACTTCGACGCGGTGGGGGACCTGGTGGACGGCGGACCGATCGGCCGGGCGGTGATCCCGTGGGAGGACATTGACCTGCCGGCGGACCGGGAGTGGGAGCCGGGCACGCCGAAGCTGCGCATCATCAACGACCTGCTGGGGGCGGTGAACTACGAGAGTCTGTCGTTCGATGAGGACGGCACCGCCGTGGCCACGCCGTACCTGTCGCCGGCCAGTCGTACGGAGGAGTACACCTACGATGACGGTCAATACGGGGTGATGGTGCCGTTCGTGGACCAGACCCTGGACCTGTTCTCCATCCCGAATCGATGGGTGCTGGTGGTCAGTGAGCCGGACCGGCCGGCGCTGGTGGGGGAGTACACGAACAACGACCCGGCCTCGCTGACCTCCACGGTGCGGCGAGGGCGGGTCATCACCGACTTCCGCACGGAACAGGAGGCGGCTGACCAGGTGTCGCTGGACGCCAAGGCCGCGCGGCTGGCGTTCGAGGCCAGCCAGGTGTACGAGGCGATCGAGTTCGAGACCGCGATTATGCCCATCCACTCCGGCAACGACGTGTACCGCATCGGCTACGCGCCGCTGGCGATCAACGACAAGTACGCCGAGCATTCTTGGTCGATGGAACTGCGGGCGGGGGCCACGATGAGGCACCGGGCGCGACGGGTGGTGACGGTGTGATGGACGCGCTGAGCTTCCTTCAGTCGGTGTCCGGCTTCGTGCAGTCGGAGCGGACCAGTGCGGCGGATCGGCCGCCACGGCTGGCCACGGTGGATCCGGCGTACAACCCCACCACGTTCCCCGGCACGCTGCCCCGGGTCACGTTCGACGGGGAGGCGGTGATGAGTCAGAAGCGGTACGCGGTCCTGGGGCCGACGTACGTACCGTCCCCCTCGGAGCGGGTGCTGCTGCTGGCGGTGGGCGGCACCTACGTGATCGTGGGGCCGATCAACGCCACGCCCCGGCGACCGGTCATGGTGTCCGACTCCACCGACATCACCGGGATCTCCTCCGGCGGCGCGGCGGCGGGGTCCCCGGTGGTGGGGACCAGCTTCGTGGCGCCGCCGTCCGGCCAGGTGTGGATCAACGTGTCGGGATGGATGTGGTCCAGCCTGAACACCGTCCAGGTGATCCTGGGTTTCGAACTGCGGGCCGGCGCCACGGTGGGCAGCGGGACCGTGGTCACCGCCGTGAACGCGGAGCGCGCCCTGATCACACCCCGGGCGGTGACCTCCGGCGGCCCGGCGGACCTGAACGCGACCCGGCGGGTGCTCCAGACCGGCCTGACACCGGGCAGCTCCTACAACGTGCGGACCATGCACTGGGTGAACCCGGGCGGGTCGGTGGCCGGCACGGTGAGCTTCCGATCCCTGTCCGTTGAGCCTATTTCATGATCGCATCGTGTCGCCCGTAGCCTTACGGGCATGGACAAGGCAGAGAGGACGAGATGGCTCGACTGAGTAGAAGTCTCCCCGCATACCTGCGGTCGTGGAAGCTGCGGGTGGTGGAACATCGGGACTGGTGGAACGTGGGCGGCAGCGACTTCGCGCCGACCGGCATCGTCTGCCACGCCACTGCCGGTCGCCTCACCGTGGCGCAGGACCTGAACGTGTTGCTGAACGGGTCCACCACGGCGCCGCCGCCCATCGCCCAGATCCTGTTGGCGCGCGACGGCACCGTGTACATGGTGGGGTCGGGCCGGTGCAACCACGTCGGCAACGGTTGGCGCGGCAACCGAGCCACGATCGGAATCGAGGCGGCCAACGACAACCGGCACGAGGCATGGACAAAGGCCCAGTACGACGCATACGTGATCCTGGTGGCCGCGCTGTGCAAGCTGTACGGCTGGCACCCGGATGAGGACGTGAAGGGCCACAAGGAAGTCAGCTCCACCGGCAAAACCGATCCCACCTTCGGTATGCCGACCTTTCGATCCCTGGTGAAGGCGGCGATCGCCAGGGGACCCGCAGCAACGACACCGACTGGAGACACCCCCATGGACGGAACGCAGGTCGCAACCAAGGTGCTGTACGGCACCGACCCCAGCGAGCCACCGGCGGACTGGTGGAAGTACAACCGGCCGAGCGTGCAGCGCAACCACCAGAACATCACGGAGTTGCTGACCCGCACGGCCGCGCTCCAGGCCGCCGTGGAGTCGCTGTCGGCAGCCGTGGCCGCCGGCCACGGGGCGGACCCGGAGGCCGTCAAGGCGGCCATCCGGGACGGCGTGGCAGAGGCTCTG